CTTCGGCGTCACCCGCCGCGTAGGTCCAGGGGTTATGGATCATCAGTATCGCGCTTTCGGCGATGACGACCTTGTGCGCGCCGCACACCGCCACGCTGGCCGCACTGGCCGCCAGCGCATCAATGCGCCCGGTACACCGCGCGCCCAAGCGCCTCAGCGCATTGTGCATGGCCAAGCCGTCGAACAGGTCCCCGCCAACGCTGTTGAACGCGGCGATCACCTCCGAGACGCCGTCGTCCATGGCGCGCAGGTCCTGTACAAATTGATTGGCGGTAATCCCCCAGGCACCGATTTCGTCATAGACGAACACCTCGATCACCCGCTCAGTGGCCTCGCCACTGGCATGCACGGCGTACCAGGTTTTGTCCTGAACTTGCACCCGCTGGCCAGCGCGGTTGTAAATGCGCGGTCGCGTTTTCTTGCTCATGGTTGCTCCTTGTCGTCGGTTGTTTCGACGGCATCAAGGGTGTTGTAGTTGAGGCCCAGTGCTGTGGCCCGCGCCAGATCGGCGGCGTTTTCCAAGTCGACCGTTTCGGCGTCGTAGCCAGTGCGCAGGACCATCTCGCTGCGCGAAGCAAAGCCGGCCTGCACTTCCATCCGTCGTGCCTGAACGTCCTGCACCGGTTGAATGTAGGCCCAACCTTGCGGCACCCAACGTGTACGCAAATAGTCACGGCGTTTCTGCGCGTAATCGCCCAGCACCAAGACACCGGACAACACGGCCATGTCCATCCAGGCCGCCCGCACTGGGCGGCAGAGTTGGTGCACGTAGACACCGAATTGCAGTTGTTCCAGGCGGCGTCGAAACTCGTTGAGCACCACGCGTAGCGCCCGGTCGTTGATCCCGCGCATGTCGCCGGTGAGGATCTCGTAAGGCGTGCCGGAGCCCGCTGCTGCAGCCATCAGTTGCTGCCGCATGAAGTCTGGGTAGTTGTTGCCCGCGTCCGGTGGCTTGGAGAACTCCACCTCTTCACCTGGTCCCAGCTCCTGCATGGTGCCGGGCTCCAGCGCGACCATCGGTGTGAAGCCATCACGGTCGAGGTCCAACAGCTGGCCGGTAACCGGATCCCGTGGTGTCTGCCCCGAGTCCGGCGCTGGACGACTGATGAAGCCGGCAAACAAGTTCGCCACCTCCTGGCGAAACAACACCGCGTCGTCGTAGTTGTCGAGACTGCGCAGGCGCTTGAGCACCGGCGACAATCGGGGCACTCCACGCAACTGACCCGGCTCGACCGGTTCAAAGATGTGCAGCACCTGGGCCGCCGGCACCCGCACCAGCTGGTTGTAGCCGGCGTTCAGCGATGCCGCATCGCGTGGATGCGACAGATACATCCAGTACGCCACCCGCTTGCCGCCCGGGTTGAACTCGATCCCGGCGCGGATAACGTTGCCGGTTTTGGTGCTCTCGTACTTGTCATGCGGGACAAACTCCGGCGCCAGAATCTGAAGCTGTAACGGAACCGCCAAGCCCTCATCCAGGCTGCGCGGTCGCAGGCGCACAAAACATTCACCCGAGGTTTCTACCGTGCGCGCCACCAGGGCCTGCTGGCCGTAGAAGTCGGTACGTTCATCGGCATCCGATTCGTCGACCCAATCACCCCACAGTTCCTGCAGTAACTTGCGTAACGCATCATCATCGGTCGTCGGCCGTGGGGTGATGCCCGTGCCAATCAGGTTGCTGACGCGCTTGTCGATCACGTTGAAGGCATACGGGTCATTGCGAACCGCTGCCCGGGAGCGCGACCGCAGGTTGCGCAGTGCCGGGGTGTTGATGCTGTTAATCCCATTGTCGGGAGCATCCCAGCCAGTGGAGCGGCGCCCTTCGCCGGCGCCTTCGTAACTGGCCTTGATGTTCGACGGCAGGACGAATCCGTTACGGGTCAACGTCGGAAAGTGGCGGGCCATTAGAGTCCTTTGCCTCCGTGGGTCAACCGGACCACGCGCGAACGTGGCCCGGCGGCGTTGACCAACGACGAACGTATTTCTTCACGAGCCTTGAGCAGCTCATCGACCGTGCGGTACTCCACGGTGCGGTCGGTGTAGCGCACAGTTTTCTCACCGCGTGCGATGGCCGCCTCAACCGCGTCGAGGTGCTTTTTTGTAAAGGACATATCAGCGTCTCTTCAGGTAGCCGCTGGCAGAGCTGCGGCGTTGAGGTGGCGTTGCTGCGGGTCGCGTTTGCACGACAGAGGCAGTGGGTGGTGGTGCTGGCTTGGCTTGCCTTACGGCCACAGGCGCGGGAGCCATGTCCTCATCGAGACGCTCGGTGTGAACAGGCTTGATACCTAAGGCATCGTCAAACAAACCGGATTGGGCCAAGGCCTGGCGCACCCGGTCCCAGTCGTGTTCCTGATAACGGTTGATGCCCAAGTAGTGCGCCATGGCTAAGCAGTACACCATGAGGTCGAGGGCTTCGTTGCGTACGCCATGCCCCTTTACCCACTCGGTACGCACCTTACCCCTGACCTTGCGAGCAACCTTATGCTCCGCTACGCACTGGTCAAAGAACTCGTCCGGCAGATCATTAGGGAAGTGGAGCGCACCAGGCCCCGATTCAAATGGATAGCGGTTGTAGATCCAATCTTTCGCAGTGTCTGTCCCTACAAACCACAGCTCGACGCCATTGCGTTCGGTCTGGCCCTTCCAGGTCACATCCATCATGGACGGACGTTGCGCAATGACATTCTTGCCGGGCTTGCTAGCCCCCTTAACGGCGAACACGTTGCGCCAACGTCGCAGACGGCAGAACTGATACACCTCATCGGTATGATGACCGCCGGAGTCGACCGCTGTTGCGAGAATTGCAAGACCCACACCGCACGGATGCCGGTAACGAGCCCTGAGCTTTTCGTCCAGCACCAACCAAGTACTTTCTTTTGCGGGGTCTCCCCAGATCACCTGGAAGTCAACAAGCCAGCGCTCCATACCAACACCGAAACCCATGACCATTAATTCTAAGCGGTTAGCCTGGACATCGACCGCCCCCGTCAGCATCAAAACCGCTGATGGCATCGAGCCTAAACCGTAACGCTCTAGCCTCGACCGGTCACGCAGGACCTCGGCTTTGGTTTGCTCCTGAGCGCTATCCCAAACCTTTGCAAGCCGGGTGTTGTAAAACACCTGCATCAATCCCATTTCACCGGCTTTCTGAGACTTCTTAGCTTCTTCGAACTCCATCGCCAGCGACTGCCATGACAGCCAGCCTATTGGCGAATACAACGCGTTGAGATGGAAGCCGACTGTCTGACCGCCTCCCTTGCTATGTGCACGCCATTCGCCACGAGCGAGCATCGTGCTCTTGTGATGCTCCTCGATCAGAACGTCACATTCAGGACCGGCACATCGGTAATGCACATTATTGAAGTCCTCACCATAGAGCAGCCGCTCCCACTCCAACACTTGCATAAAGCCGCAGGTCGGGCACGGAACATAGTAATACCGCTGGTCGCTGGCTTCGAAGAGGTCAGCGATACGTGATGCGCCCTTGATGGTGGGGGAGCTGGAGAAATAAATCTTTGCGTTGCGACCAAAGTTTGTCGCTCGGGTCTCTGCCAGCGCAACAGGGTCACCCTCTTGCCCTACATCGTTTTCCCAACGATCAACCTCATCACCATAGATGTAGCGTGCGGACAGTTCGGACAAGTTGGCAGCCGAACCTGCAGTGTTAACGTACAGCGAGCCCCCTTCGAACTCTTTGGTATCCATCGTGTTGGAAGTGTCGCGAGAACGATTAGCGGCCACACGTTCACTGAGCACGGGTGTTGCCTTAATCGTCTTTTTTATCCGACCGGATACACGCTTTGCCAATGTTAAATTGGGTAACAACGCCAGGATGTTAGAGGGGGCCATATGGATTAGGGCACCAATCCAATTCAAAGCAATCTGGGTTTTCATAAGCTGTGAGGCCACCATAGTGACCACACGACGACATGGATGTGCCGGGGACAAACAACGCATGGGCTCACGGGCGTAAGGTGTGCGCGCAGTGCGATACTTACCGGGTTCCGGTGCTCCCGTATCTTTGGGAATTCGCATGAACTCGTCGGCCCACTCGTCAACCCAAAGATCTGGGTCGGGTCGAAGGCCACGGAAATACGATTCGCGGTACACCTCAGCACCGTCCGGGAATTCGTCTGACATAGCGTTAGCTCACTGAAATTGCTTTATCGAGGTCTGCTGCAGATAGTCGCTCGGCATCCTCGAGAGTACGACGCAACTCCGCCGTAAGATGACGTTCGATTTCCCAGGGATCCGTCATAGCGGCGAATTCGGATGACAGCTGAGACGAGAGCCGTAGCAGCTGATCACGCAACAGGCGACCCGCGTTGTAAGCGCTAACTTCAACAGCCGTACGCTCGACCAGCGAGCCCTGCTTTGTGCGTAATTCAATAGCGCTCAACCCCGCAAGGCTCTGCTCCCGCAGGGCTCTGGATTTATGGAAGTCCGGTTGTTTGTCATCGCAACTAGTGAGTTGCGGCGGCGCAGCCGTGGGAGTCGGCTCCACCAATGTGGACAGTTGACTGTAAACGTCGCGCTGAATCCGATCCTTTTGGTGACGGTCGGCGACGGCGGTTTTGCTCGGGTCAGCGGTGTCGCGAATCAGAGCCTCAGTAGCATGTACATCGACCTGTCTACCGTTGGGTGAAAGCACCAGCCGGTTGTTGTCTTTCAACCAAGTGATGTAACTCGGAGACCTGCCTAGTCGGGCCGCGAAGGCGCTCTTTGACAGGTAGGTTGGTTCTGTCATGAGCCCTCCTTTTCAACGTTTTTCAATGAATCCTTTCAAGATTTCAATGATTGAAATTTCAGTAAGCTGGCAACACTGCCGCTAACACTTTCCCGCGGGTTTCCGACCCCGTACCCCTCAAATAACCCCAGGGTCCCCGTAGGTTTTCGGCGCCCCGGGACGGTGCATCATCCCTGTTCGCCACTGGCAGGTGGCACTTCGGAAACGCCCAGCCGCTTGGCGGCCCAACGTTCGTACAACCCGATGGCCACATCGGCACCGGCCATCGCCGTTAGGCATCCCAGGGCGCCCGCCGTCCAGATCGTCATACCGGCCGCGATCATCAGCATCATCGCCGACACCCCGCAGACAACGCAGGCACCAGACCGAAGTGCTAGCCGGCGCAGTAATGCCCAACCTCGCGCCCCATCTTTGTCGGCCCGCCACATCTCACCCGATACGCCGCCAACCAGGGCCAGGACGATCACTAACCAAATCGGCATCTCTGCCAGCGCTTGTTGCTCGTTTGTCATCGCCAACCCCTAAACGCAAAAACCCGGCGCAATGGCCGGGTTTGGTGGTGGGTGCCTGCCGCTCTCTGCGGTCGCACCTATCGAAGATGACTACTTTTTACAGGTCGATTCCGGTGGCAGCAACCCTGTTTTAATGCCACCCGGTGAATAAGTGGGTAACACAGGGGGAACGCCTAGCGAATGTCGGTGAATACACCACCACGGCATTCTGTTGTTTCAGCGGTGTCCCATTCGTCCCACTTTTCAGAATCGAAGTAGGACACCTGAGAGCGCCTAAGTTCGGGGCTTCGCCCCACTGTCCTACTTATCTTTCTCCTTTCTCGTGTAAAGGAAGAAAATTAAAGAACACGCGTTCGCGCGTAAGCGCGTGCTGCTGCCCGCTACGCATACATGGGCGGGGGGCACTCGCAAGCAGGACGGTGGGACAACCCAACAACGAAAAGGCCCGCACCTGTCCCACTGCATCAAAACGCAGCGGGACAAGACGGGCCAGTGGGACAACAACAGCCGGACGAATACCTGGGGTCACGCAGCCTTCCCCATCATCACGCCGAGGATCTGCAGGTGTGCGTCATGCAGGCGCTGGTAGTACGTGTCACGGCCGCAACCGCAATGGGAGTACCGCAAGCGCATATCAACATCGAGCGTGCAGTAATGCTCCTGCACAACCGTCACCAGCTCGGGCGCCAGATGTTTGTTCACGATCAGCTCGATGTCGAGAGAACTCTCCAGCGGCGCACGAAAGGCCCGGCGCCCACGGATCAGTTGCCCATTGCTCTCCATCATCATGGCAACCATGTTCCCACCAGCAAGCCCCCCTTTCGAATGTTCGGAATGCAGCTCCTGAGCCCACAGCCTCAGCAACGAATCGATCTCCTTAATCAAAGCAAGGATCCTCGTACACTTCGCGCTTCAACGCCGAAGCACCGCCCCACCCTGCAGGCTTCTTGTAAGCCCACGGCCTCTGACCACTCTTCACCAACGGAGGCAACCGCACGCGCCGCCACCCCAACCGGTGCATGATTGCACCGACGCGCATCTGCTCCGGCTTGCCCCAATGTCCATAGTCCAACTTCAACGCACTGGTTAGCACATCGCTGCCGGTGGTGGTCTCGCCGATCTGCGACTCTTCCAGCCAGGTCAGAATCGGCCCTTCCCACTCGTCCACCACAAAGCGCTCGTCCTGCTCTTCGCCGAACATCGCCGCTTCATCCAGCGTCACCCACCAGAGATCGCCCGCGTCGTAACAGAACACTGCCTCAGCCCAGAGCTGATCGCGGATCGAACGCAACAGCTCCAGATCCACCTTGGTACACGCCACCGGCCAATAACGCCGGTTACCGGTCGCATCCTTCAGGTACTCGTCCTGGTTCGTCGTCCCCACGAACACACACTGACGCGGCACATCCATCGTGCGGCGGCCGTAACTCTCGCGGTAGGTATCAGTGGACGCCGAGAAAAACTGCTTGGCCTTGGTACTCTCGGCCTTGTTGAAGCTGTCCAGCTCGCCCAGCTCGACGACCCATTTGCCCCGGATAGCCTGAAACCCGTCCTTGTCGCCGAGAGCGAACGGCGTATCCATGAACCACTCGCCCCCGAGGATGCTCATCGCTGTCGACTTACCAGCGCCTTGCGCGCCCTCAAGGATCATCACCGAGTCAGCCTTGCAGCCCGGCTTCATTACCCGCGCCACGGCCGACAACATCCAGCGCTTGCCCACCTTGGACGAGTAATCGGTAGCCTTCACACCCATGACGTCCGTGAGCCAGCTCTCCAGGCGCGGCACGCGATCCCACTCGAGCTTGCGAAGGTACTGCCGCACCGGATGAAACGCGTGATCATGCGCGACCACACTGACCGCCTCGATCACATGCGACGCCTTGACCCGCAAGTTGTACTGCTGCGCGAGCCACTTCATCACACGCACATCATCAATATCCGCCCAATCACCCGTGCCGCCGCCATACGGTGCCGCACGCAGTTTCACGATCTTCGAACTGAAAGCGCTGTAACTGATCACCCCGGCCCAGCGCTCATCGTTGGCCAGGATCAGCTCGACGTTCTGCATGTGCGCAATCAGCGCACCGCTCTCACTTCGAGCCAGCATGTCCTTCCAGCCACCAGCAGCCGGCGGCTTGACCACCGCCAGCACCTGGCGGCGTACCGCCTCCAAACCTTCGGCTACATGTAGGTCATTGAAGTCGGTCCACTTGATCTCGCGCTCACCGGAAAAGATCGGCGCAACCACCTGGCCACCAACGATCAGCGCCGCGTTGTTGGCCTTTTCTTCACCGGGATTCCAGGCATCGCCGTTCGGTTTCGTGGTCTTCCAGTCATCGTCCCGGCAGATGATCAGCGGGCAGCCGGCGAAACGCTCGCGCATCGCCTTGCACACCACTAGCAGGTTGCCAGCGTCAAACGCGATGGCCACGGTCAGCGAAGTCGCCATATGCAAGCTTGCGCCCGTGGCGTAGCCCTCACACACCAGCACGGGTTCGCCCGGATCCGGATGCGGACCGATCAGGTGAAAGGCGCCCTCTTTTGACATCCCATAGGGCCAATAGGTCTTGTCCCGACCAGTGTCTTCCTGCTTGGTTGGAAACACCACTTGCAGGCCGACAATCTCGTCGCGCACGTTGCACATCGGCACCAGGAAGGCACCGGTGCGAGGCGCATACCGAACACCGATACCAACGATCTGCTTACGATCCAGATAATCGCTACGGCCCTTCTCTGGCATGCGCTTGAACATGCCCGCCGCCCGCTTCGCGGCACGACGTGCCGCACTGGCCGCGATCTCCGCAGCCCGGCGCTTCGCCTCCTCCTGCCGAGCGCGCATAACCTCACGCTCTTCCGGCGACATCCGCCCGGCCTTGACCTTGATCTTCTGCGACTCGCCCGAACGCCAGTCACCGAACGCGCCGAAAATCAGCGTCTCGCCCTTCTCAGTGTGATGCTCATGGGCGATGTACCAGCCGTTCTTTTCCTTGCCCTTGTCCTGCGCCGTCTTGCAACGGGTCAGCTTACCAAACACCAACGGCTGCGCAGGCTCAAGCCCATAATCCGCGAATTGCCCCAACACCTCATCGAGCATGGACGGCCTCCCAGATCTCATCGATCTCTTGGCAGCTCACGCATTGCGTGCAACCAGGAACAGCAACACGCCGTCCCTCAGGGATCGGGCTGTCACAGTTTTCACAGAACAAAAATGAATGCGCCGCCAAAGCGGGCTTGGCAGCGTTGCGTGCAGCGAGCGCCTGATCGATGCGCTCTTGCACTAGGTCATTAGCAAAATCCGCGATGTCAGCCACGATCAACACCCCGCGTCGTCTGGTTGACGTAGGTGGCGCGGTTGAACATCCCCAGCAGCCCCTGAATACCGCGAAACACCTGCAGGCGGATCGCGGCCAGTTCGTGGTCCGTCACCACACCGTCGCCGATGCTCTTGGCCCATGTCTCAGCCAAGTCAGCTACCTGCCGAAAGTATTCAGCAATTCCGGTGGTCAGGGTTTCAGGCATGTCATTGGTGTACGCCTCGGCCAATTCCTGCCAGGTCGTATCCCCCACCAACGCATGCACTGCATCCAGAATGCGGCGGTCCTTGGTCAGCTCCAGGATCTCGCCAAACTCCTGAATGTTGACCGTGTGGCTGGGGTGCGTGGGAGACAACTTGTGCTGCAGCGTGGTGGCGTTTCTGCCGGTGGTGGCGGCGATTGCAGCGGCGCCGCCGGGATAGTCCCGTGCAGCATGGTAAAGCGCTAGATCGAGCGGCAAAATTTCCCGCTGCGCCCGTTCTACAGAACTCAGAGCGATTCGGCTCATGGCATTAATCCTTAAGGTTGCCAGTGCCGCGCGACATGCAGTGGTGATACATTTGCCGCGTGGCTTGAAAGGGCCCAAACGCCGGCTAGATCTTCAGGATCGATACCGGCACCGTGCCGAGGCGAACGATCCGTAGTTCACCTCTGGCGCGACAGCTGCCCAATCTGTGGTGGAAAAGGCAGCAACACCAAAGCTTCCGAGCCTTGGAAAAGCGCGATAAAGAGGGGTGGTTAGCATGTGGTGTGCCCGCCTACCTTTATCGCGACCCGACAGCGCTGTGGTGGTGCGTGCCGGGAGGAACTGGGCGACCTTTGGGTCGCCTTTTTTCTACCTATGCTGATTTGATTGATGAAATCGTTTCAGTGATACCGAAGTGCTCCAAAACCTCAGAAAGTGAGACATAACCTTCGCTTTCTCGGGTCAAGGATTTAATCAAAGAGACACTGGGGTCTTTGCTTGCGTATTTGACATGCAAACGTAGATAGCTCACAGCAATCCGGCATCTTGAGGCGTAGGCTGTCTGGGCTTCAGAATTCAAATGGTTGATGTAGTCGCGCAGTTTCATATGATGCTCCTTCAGATTCACAATTTAACCATTAAGGTTAATTTTTGCAATACCCGAAAGGACATTCACCTTTAAGGTTAATCAAGCCAGAATTCGTGCATGAAAATTTCCGATACTCGACTACAGAATTTCCGTCGAATCTTGGCCGAGAAAAAACTCCGCCTGACCGATATCGCTGAACTGTTGGGGAAAGCTCCAGCACAAGTCAGTGCGTTCGGAGGCAAAAATCCCACCAAGGGAATTGGCGATCAGATTGCTCGTGAGATCGAAAACGCTCTCAATTTGCATGATGGATATCTAGATATGCCGTACGGGATGGATGAGTTCAGCAACGTCACGATGCTGAGCCATACCGGCCGTAAGCTTCCAGTCATAGGTTCAATTGCAGCCGGCGCTTGGTGTGAGGTTGGCGAAAGCTTCGATCCAAGAGACGCAGAGGAGTGGATAGAGGCACCCGGACCGGTAGGCCCTCGTGCCTTTATCCTCCGAGTTGAAGGAATCAGCATGGAGCCAAAATTCTCAGAGGGGGATAAAATTGTAATCGACCCCTCCTTAGATGCATTACCCGGTCATTTTGTCGCGGCCAAAAGAACTCGAGACCAAGCTGCTACTCTTAAACAGTTGAAACAAGAAGGAAACGAACAATATTTGTTCGCCTTGAATCCGGACTGGCCGGATCGCATAATAAAAATGACCGAAGAATGGAGTATTTGCGGTCGCGCTCGTTGGAAAATTTCTGACCTTTAGGGTTCGCAATCATACTTCAAGGAAAACCATGACGGAACATACCGGGCACATCAAAAACCCTTTAACAGTCATTTCCAGATTTGCAGCTGTTGCCGAAATCAGCGGCACTGTCGTCCTACCTTTCATCTCACCAGAAAACCAAGCCACATATATTTGGTTCTTGATGCTATTTCCTGCATTACTGGTTGGAACTTTTTTTATTACTCTAAACTTCAACCATAAAACCTTATACGCTCCATCTGACTATCAAAACCAAAATCATTTCTTGAACCTATTCGGCATAGTCACACCAGGCGAACGTGAGGAAAAATTAGAAGAGGAAATCATAGAGGCGACACAACCAGTACAGAGCACCGCACCGGACAACACGGGAGTGAATGAGCCAGTGAGTGCGAGTGATAACATATCACCCACTGTAGAAACCACCTCTCAAAGCGTAGAAGAAACGAATGCGTCATCCTCTACGGAAAATTACGGTACACAAAAAGACACTAGTAAATCCAGCTCAAACTCTAATAATATTCCGTCTGATATCGAAGATGAATTTCAAACAAAATTCGATCTTCAAGAATTTTCGGAAAAGACAAAAATAGAGTCAAAACTTCGACTTAAAGAAGTAGAAAATCTTTGCATACGAAAACTCAAACATGCAACAAAAATTGACTTCTCACCTAACGTAAAATTTGATATCCCCGGGTTAATTAGTCCATTGATTTTTGATGCGGTGGGAAAGAGTAACGATACAATTCACATCGCAGAAGTTAAATATTTTGACAAGTCTCAATTTTCGCTAGAAAGATTCAACAAGACATTAATGGATGCAAATATTGCAGCTCAAAATGTTTACGCTCTAATTGATCGCAAAGTAACCCTCCACTTGGTGGTCGTATCAAATATTGCACTATCGCCTACTGCTATAAAAAATATTGAATCAACACTCAAAAACGCCGCCAAACAAATGAAATACTCGGTCGAAGTATATTTCATTAGTGAAAGTAGATTACGAGGCCAAGGGATACCCGCAGAATGGACTTGGAAAGCACCAGCCTAAAAACAACCCCATAGGTTATTTTTTCTTGACTGATTAACCTTTAGGGTTATTCTTGCCTCACTCTTCCACCACAGAGCGAGGCAACACCATGCACACCACCGCCACTCTGCACGTCCATCCGGCCGCTGCTGACCACCTCCGCATCTTCGAGATTCGCCGCCTAGCCCGCGAATGCGGCTGCCCGTATGTCGCCACCAAACCGACGCAGAAGGCACGCACCGCTCCCGCGCCATTCAATCCGAACGGCGGAGGGCATGCAGCATGATCAAGTACAAAATCGACAACCGCACCCTGCAGCTGCTCAACGCCCAGGTCAATCTGACCGAGACCTTCAATCACGTCCTCCGGACAGCGCCCAAGCGTGAATGCCTGGCGTTCCGACTCAAAGTTGAACGCGGCACATCACAAAGCACTTTCGTTGTCGAACTGGGCAGCGAACGCCACACGCTAACCTTGAACAACGAAAAGAAAATGCACCTCAAGCTGGCCGACTTCATAGAGGAAATCGCCAACGGCCCTTTCGATCCGAGCAACACCGGTAATCTGATGTACCTGCCCCATGCAAAGCGCGAATACAGCCGGTTTGATATCGAGGACAGGCAACACGTGTTCGAGCTGGTCATCACAGGCGGTACCTTGAGTCTGGACATGGGATTCGAACTGCCCCTCCACGTCGCGATCCACCGAACCCACACCCGCCCCGGGGTCACCACCATCCTGAGCATCGGCGTAAAGAGCCCACGCACTAAGTGCTTCACCGTGTGCGGCACCGATGTCGAGGTCTACGGCAAGGTCGTCCAGTCCATCAACCACCTGGCTGCTGCGGCGACACCTGCCGCACACGTCGCATGAGGGGGATGCCATGGAACGCACGCTCGCTCAAGCCGCAAACCAACTCGGCCTGACCCGGCCCAAGCTCATTAGTTTGATGCGCGAAAAGGGTTTGCTCAACGAACGTAACCTGCCGGCCTACCCCTCCCGTGATCGCGAATACCTGCGGGTCAAGGATAGCAACTGGTATCACGAGACCGCCGGCATGCAGTACAGCCAGTCAACCCGTGTCAAACAACCCGGCATCCGCTGGCTGGCCGAGAAACTGGAGCTGAACCTACCCGAAATCCCAGTAGATAGCCGTGACGTGGCCTAGGGAGTACGCCCGCCAAATCGTCGCCATGCGCACACGCGAGGAGCGCAATGCAGCGCTCCTCGAAGTGCCGGAGCATCTGCGGGAGCTGACCAAACGCCACTGCCTGAACGCCTGGAACCACCCGGCAAACACAACGCAAGGAGGCCCAACAAAACCATGAGTAACACAGCACAAAACCCGCTCCGCCTGCACCCGGCACCGGAGTCAGCCACCGTCGAATTGCTCTATCGCATCTTCGGCGACATCCTCATCCCTCTGGACAAGGTACGCGAGCAGTATTTCCGCAATCTCAACGAACAATCGTTCGTCGCCGAGATCAGCAGCGGTCGCATCCAGCTCCCCATCACCACGCTGGATACCAGCCGCAAGGCACCGAAGTACGCACACATCCGACACGTCGCTTCCCTGATCGACATCCGCGCCTACAAGGCCGACGAAGACATGCAGCAACAACAGGAAGAATCCAACGAGTAACCCCCAAAACCGAACGGCTGCCACCACCAGCCAAAGACATCACCAGGAGCACACCACATGACCGCAATTCAAATCTGCGCGCTGATAGCAATCGCCCTCACGACGGGCGTCATCTACTGGCTCGCCTACCGGAACGGCTTCAGCAATGGTCTCACTAAGGGCTATTCAGAAGGCTACAGCGAAGGCATAGCAGTTCAGAGCGCTGACAAATCTGAAGAGATCCGCAACCTCACGCTATCACTCAAGCAGGCTCAAAACCAACACGAGCAACTCTACGACTTTTACAAACGCGCCGTAGAGGCCCCGAAACTTGGAGAACCTGCACGGATAACCCTGTTGGAGATTGCCGAGAAATTGCGGATCGCAGCCGAGACGTTCGCCGCCTTCCGCACGGGGAAAAAACTCGAACGCGAAACCCGCGCCCTGCGCGATGAGGCGCTCGCCATCGCAGCGCTATTGGCGCGAGCAGATCAGGAGAGTGCCGCATGAGCCAGATCTGCTCCCAATCCAACACCCACCGCAACCCGGCTCACGCCCCACCAGCGACTGATGAACCAACGCGCAATCGAACCTCGGAGGAAAGCGGCATGCAAAAGGACCAGCACAACACCCAATCCACGACCGCTTTGCTCCGCGAGAAAACCAGCGTCGACACACTGGAAACAAACAGCCTCTGCTGCGCAGCAGCAGGCATTATTGCCCCTTTCAGCAGCACCACAGAGGCGCTCATACCCCACGAAAAGCTGCGCGAGGCAGCCACACCCAATGCAACGCTAATCGCTCAGAATCGCCCGCCCGCGCAGCCTGCTTTGGGGTATGTACACTTTTTTGTGGAGGCAATGTGAATGAGCTGGCTCTTTTCGCAGGCGCTGGTGGTGGAATACTCGGTGGCCACCTCCTCGGCTGGCGTACCGTCTGCGCCGTTGAGCGTGATGCCTACGCCGCACAACTACTGGCGCAACGACAAACCGATGGACTGCTCCCGGCTTTCCCGATTTGGTCTGACGTGTGCAGTTTTGACGGACGCCCATGGCGAGGCCTTGTTGACGTGGTTTCGGGAGGATTCCCTTGCCAAGACATCTCGGCGGCCGGCAACGGTCAGGGCATTGCTGGAGCCCGCTCCGGACTGTGGCGGCAAATGGCACGAATTATCGATGAGGTACGACCTCGCTACGTCGAGCTGGAGAACTCACCACTGCTTGTGGGAAGAGGTCTTGCCGTGGTGCTCGGTGACCTTGCCGAAATGGGGTATGACGCGCGATGGGGTGTTATCGGAGCGGCTGACTTCGGAGCGCCCCACCAACGAGACCGGATCTGGCTCATCGCAGAAGACACCCGCCAGTCGGTGGCCAACGCCCGTGGCGAGCATGTCAAAAGGATCTTCCCCTGCCGCGCTGACTCGCAAGTCGGGGGCAGACCGATCGAACGATCGGCTCGATCACGCAGTGATGGCATCGGATGGTGGTCATCTGAACCCGGAATGGGTCGAGTGGCTGATGGGGTGGCCTATCGGGTGGACCGACTTAAGGCCCTTGGCAACGGACAGGTTCCAGTCGTGGCTGCGAGAGCATTCGAATTGCTCTCCGTTGGCTGACAAGGAGGCAGCATGAATACCGCAAACACGCTCCAGCTCCCAAGCGAGACGCTGACAGAGGATGAACTGGCCGCCATTACAGGCTACAAGATTCCTTCCTGCCAGCGTCAGTGGCTGCAACGCAATGCTTGGGAACACGTACTCACAGCCGCACAACGCCCTGTCGTAGGTCGCGTGTACGCCCGCCTAAAGTTAGCCGGGGTAACGCCATCAGTAACCAATGCTGTGGCTGAAACCTGGTCTCTTGATCTATCCCGCGTGAGTTAACGATGCGCCAGAAGAAAGCAGCAAACCGGGATCTGCCGCCACGGATGATCCGCCGCACCCGCGCGAGAAAGAACGGAAGCATCTGGGTGGGCTACTATTACAACGGCCGGGACGCAGACGGTAATCGAGTGGAGATCCCGCTCGGCGGCGACCTCGACGAGGCAAAAGTCGAATGGGCACGCCTGGATCGTAAAGCCACACCCAAGCCTGCTCACCTGATGGGCAGGTTATTCGACGACTACGAAAAAAAGGTCATCCCTGGGCTGAAGCTCGGCACCCAAAAGGACTACTTGAAAGGCCTCAAACAACTACGCAACGCGTTCGACTCAGCCCCTGTCGACGCTGTCACCCCACAAGTGATTGCCCAGTATCGTGACGCTAGGACAGCGAAGGTACGTGCTAACCGCGAGATCGCCCTCCTCTCGACTATCTTCACCTTCGCCCGCGAATGGGGACTTACGGAAAAGGCAAACCCCTGCGCCCGCCTCCGCAGAAACAAAGAGACACCACGCGACTTCTACGCTGGCCAAGTTGTTTGGGATGCGGTTTACGCAGAGGCACCGCCCGAACTCAAGGATGCGATGGATCTGGCCTATCTGACCGGCCAGCGCCCAGCTGACGTGCTCAAAACCTCAACCGCCGATCTCACCAACGGATTCCTGATGGTAGGACAAGGCAAGACCGAGAAACGCTTACGCATACGCCTACACGACGGGACAGTCGCATCAAACCTAAGCACTTTCCTTGATGCTTTGCTTGAGCGCAAAGCCATCGCCGGCATCAGAAGCTCAAGCCTCATCACGAACCAAGCAGGCCTGAGAATGAGTTACGCCATGCTGAGAAATCGTTGGGATGAAGCCCGAGAAAAAGCAGCCGAGAAGGCCGTAACCGAGGGTGATGCGACGCTTGCCGCCACGATCCGTCAGTTTCAGTTCCGCGACATCCGCCCAAAAGCTGCCAGCGAAATTGACGACATTAATCATGCAAGCCGCCTGCTTGGCCACTCGACGCAGGAGATGACGAAAAAAGTTTATCGCCGTGTTGGTGAAATCGTACGCCCCACAAAGTAAATACCGCCGCAATGGGTCACCACCGGTTGAATCCACAGCCAATGGCAGACATTCGGGATGAGTCTAAAAATCAGAGTCGATTCAGTCCCAGAGGTAGGTCCTAGCCAGAAAATTGCATCGAATTTGACAACTGGCTTCGCAAGACGGACCGAGCCCAACCATAAAAATTTTAGGCTGGACAATATTAGAAGCAACCGAATGAAAATATAAGTCGCTTATGTGTTAGCTGACGTACCAGTCACTAACACGTCTACCACTATCTAACAAAACTAAAAATTCTTTTGCTGGTTTCAGCTTTGGTCGAAGTACTCTCAAGGCTTCTGAGGAATCACGCCAATTTTTTATTGTACGCCCCCCTAAATTTTTCGATTCTTTATATACGCCAGAAGCGTTATACAGAAACCTATAATTCAGGGCATCATCAATACTGTGATCCTGGATATTCATATTTAATGAAGTTTCAACCTGCCTACATCTAGCCTCTAAAATTATATCTAGCGATGCTGCTATTGCGAGAATTTCACTTTTTATTGACGCCAACCAAAGATAGTCGTAAGTAAAATTTGCTTCGTGGGCACAACTGTGCCTTCTACTTGCAGCATTCCTATACGCCTGATTCAAATCGGGAAGTCCGCCACCGATAGCATCTGAAACCTTTTTCAATGTAGCCCATCCGCCTCCAAGGCCAAATGCCGCCAATATGCCCGTAACCTCTTCCGCTGAGACATTGGAGCTCGAAGAGGCAAGAGATAAATCAGACAGCTCAAATAAGGGCTTTGCTGTTGAATGTATTT